GTCATTGCCTTTAAGCCAGCTGTAGCTGCTGGCGGAATCTCCATCACAAAGCAGAACTTCAAAGTCGACAAGTTCAAGAAAGCCCTTGGCCTCGGTCCTAACGCGGGCCTGTTCCAAGTGCGAGCCTTCCCTGTAGCAGCACCAACCGTAAGTGCTTTCCCAACCGTCCCAGCCGGGATCATCATGATAGGATCCTAACATGCAAACTGGCTATCTTCGAGTATGGGGGCCAGCAGATGCTATAGAAGCTGATATCCTTGGCTGCAAGCACTGCTGTGCCGCAATCCTTAAGCCTCTTTGGCAAGTCCAAGGGGCCTACTGCCACTCCTGTGATGGCCCAATCTGCTCGGAGTGTGACAAACGCTCGGGTTGCGAAAAGGGATCGAAGAGCTGGAAAGCAGACCTAGATCGAGCAATCAACGATGTTTATCGGCGTGAACAAAACGCCAAAATCCTAGGAGTCTAATATGCCCTCATTTGCTGCTGGTAATGGAGCGTTCACGCCTTCGACCACTAACGACAACTGGTCCCTCGACGCTCAAGCGGTTACGGGTGTCTTCGGCCGTGTGACTCAAGTCTCTTGGGGTGGTTCAGGAACCTCCTCAATTGGCTATCGCACTCGTTGGACACGCCCTTCTACCCTTGGAACAGGGGCTGGAACGGCGATCACCAATGCGGGCAACAACCCTAACTTCGTTACTCCGGCGTTGGCATTGTTCTCCACCTACGCCACTACGCAACCTACTCTTGTTGCTGATCCTGGTACCAACCTCTTCGCGCAGGATTGGAACGTTCAGGGCGGCGGTGGCATACTGATCCTACCGCTTGCGCAGCCTTGGTTCATCCTTGGCAACGCCGGTGTCAATAAGCAGGTGCTTTCTTGCCGCAATACCAAGGGCACTGACGCTTCACTATCCTCGTATAACGTGGCGTGGGAAGAAGATTGATTAGGTGTTCATTGGTGGTACTCATCAAGCACAGACCGATCGAGAGTCGCGTGGGTACGTTCAAGTATTCCCCGCGCTCCCGAACGTTGCGCCACCGAATGCCATCAAGTTCGTTCTCACTAGCCAGGAACAACCGTTCCATCCAGGCCCGATATGGTGGCCTGCCCTACCCAACGTCGCAAGGGCAGGCGTTGTTCGGTACGTTACTACCGCACAAGAACAGCCTTACCACCCTCCTCCAGACACTTGGAACTTTATCCAAGTCGTTCGCGCATCGTCGATTGAGTTCCTTGAAACAACCCAAGAGTCGCCTTATCACCCAGGGAGTTCGACCAGCCCAGCCATTGGCCTTGCGGCCGTGGTTATCGGTGTTGCCCCTGGTGTTCGTTACTTCACAACCGTACAAGAATCCCCTTATCACCCTGGGCCTTTGGCTTGGCCTGCACTTCCTAATGTTTCTGGGGCCGGGGTCGTTAGGTATCTTACCACCTCTCAAGAATTCCCGTTCCATCCTTTACCTTCCCGCTGGAGCTTCATCCAAGTTGTTCGGCCTCCGACGGTTGTTTGGTTTGCCACCCTCCAAGAGGCACCATTCCAACCTGGATCGTCCCTTGTTCGATCCTTTGTCGGCGCTCCTGCGGTTTCGCCTGTTCGTTACCTTACCACTAGCCAAGAGCTCCCTCCACACCCAGGCCCAAGACTTACTCCTTCGTTCATCACTGTCCCTGTTATCTTCGTTCCTCCAGGCGTTCGATTCTTTGACTCTCTTCAAGAAGGCCCATTCCATCCTGGCGCGGTTGAGTTCCCTTGGCCTGGAGTATTTGGAAACCCTGCTCCCACTCCACCCCCCTCGAACCCGGCGACCTATTATATGCTCGAAGACTACTGGACAGGAAGTCAATATTTACAAGCAGGGACGATCCAGACAACAGCGGACCTTGGAGGTGCCTTACCGCTCAATTGGGTTCCGAACCCGAACGTCGATCCGGTCGACGCTGGGGCAGTCGCTGCCTACTCTGCGGTAGGCTATCGAGCTAGGGGCTTGACTCGGACGCAATTCGCCTCGCTTCCTGTAAGGCCACCGAACTACGATTGGCAGATGATCAATAACGAGTGGGTCTTGGTTAAGGTAAGGAATAACTTCTAATGCAAATCTCAGCTGGTGGCGCTCAAGTAATCGGTCCGGCCTCAGGTGGAAAGGTCACGCCGATCAACAACCTTGGCACGACCGCGATCCAGGTGATTGGGCCTAACGTAAGTCGGGCTACGATCACCTTCGCTAACCCTGGGACGGTTACGGTCTACGTGGCGCCTTTGACCAATGCGCAAGGTGTGTCCTTCACGCCGGCCTTGGCCTCTTTGGGCGGAACCTTTCCGGTCTTTGCTGGAGGCCTGCTCACACTCACTGGTGAATGCCAGACGGGCTATCAGGCCTTTACGGCGAGCGGTTCGAATCAACCCTTCACGGTGAGCGAGAGCAATGTCTAGGTTCCTTCTTGGCCTCTTTCTCTCGCTTTGCGTGTCCGCTGCGCTCGCCCAAGGCTGCGGTCCGACCAATCCGAACTGCGTGGTCCCTCTACGCCCTCTTGGCGACAACACCAACGCTGCGGCCTCGACGGCCTTTGTCTCGCAGGGGATGATTATCAACCCTGTGACGGGTCTATCCACAGGGTTGATCGTTAACACCAATAGCTCAGGAACTTCCTCCGCTAATCCTGCGGAGGTGAATCAATTCAACTGTGTTACTGACTCGGTTAACTCCACGAACGCATTCGAATGTGTTGGGATCTACCATGGCTTTGGTGGTGGAACTACGCAAGCTGCGCGACAAGCTTTACTTGTCACCTCTCAACAGCTAGCAGCGACCTCAGCCAGCAATCCCAACCGCAACTATGTTGCTGGAACATTCTTCAATACTCCACTTAGCAACGACGGTGGTGGCGTTGGAACCGAGAAGGGCCAGTACTTTGGGATTAACCCCATAGTCTCTCTATGTGCTACTTGCTCCAACACCGCATCAGCTATTGGTGGCGAGGTTGATATTTCGCTCCCGGTTGGTTCTTCGACCCTTGATAAGTATGGTTGGCTTATCACACAGCTCTCAACCGATAAGGTCTCAGGCTCGCGTAATAACGCAGGCTTAGCCTTTACTGCTCAGGCTGGTGCGGTTGGTTGGGATACGTTATGGCAGATTGGGGATGGCCTCAACCAAGCACCGCTAAAGTCGACCGGAACCGTCCTTGCCTTCAAGGGCTCGCCCACCGTCACGAACGTCATCGACGCCTCTGGCGCGACGGTGACTGGCTGTGCCTTCAAGACCTCCGCGGCTTGCCTTGATCCTGTCCTTACCGCTTGGGCAGCCTACACTCCGTCGCCTTCTTGCGGAACCGCTACGTTCACGATAAACTCTGCGCGTTTCAAGACGATGGGAAAGACGACCTTCGTCAATGGCGATTTCACGATTGCTACGATTGGCTCCTGCGCAGCTCCGAATATCACCTTCACCTTGCCGAGTACTCCGCAGGTGAACGGGGCATTTGCGTATCGTGATCAGAATACTTCCTTGGTTGGATCGATTGTGGTGCTCTCAGGATCAACCACCGCGACAGCGACAACGTTCAATGGTTCGCCGAACTTCGCCGTGAATACGAGACTCATCTTCGACGGAGTCTATGAAAACCAATGACCGTCTCCACAACGCTTAACAAAGTCATCTACCCAGGCTCTGGTGCCCAGACGACCTTTTCGTTCTCCTTTGCCTTCCCTGGTGGCACCGCTACGCAGGAAGCGGCGAACATCCTTGTCTTCTACACCGATACCTTGGGGAACATAACCCAGCTCATCCAGGGCTCTAGTGTGACTAATTACCAGATCTCCTTCAATCCTGCCTCAGGCACGAACCCTACCCCCGTTGGCGGAACCGTCACCTACAATCCCTCTGGGGTTCCGATCGCCCTTGGCACCTTACTGACGATCCTTCGCTCTCTCCCTTTGACGCAGGCCACTTCCCTCCAGAACCAAGGGACCCTCTACCAGCCTGTCACTGAGGCCGCGCTTGATTACGAGATGATGGTCTCTCAGCAGGTCCTTGAGGTCCAATCTCGTGCCCTTGTGGTTCCGATCTCTGATCCTACCCCTTCGGCCTTGCCTGCGGTAGCGTCGAGGAAGAATCAATTCCTTGCTTTCGACTCCAATGGGAATCCGATCGCCTCCCAGCCTAGCGGGGCTAATACCCCGATCTCTTCCGCAATGGTGCCTGTGGTCACCGCAGCGACTCTTGCCGCAGGCCGAACCGCCTTCGGTTTAGGTTCAATAGCTGTGGAAGGCATTGGCCAAGGCCTATCCGACGACGGCTTCGGCAACGTTCGTCTGAGTATGCTCCCTATCGGAGATAGCGCGCCAGTAACGGTTGTTGGAGCTACGGCTTTTACTCGAAGGGTTCTATTTGCCAACGTTACCTACACCATCCCTCTATCCTCAACACTTTATAATGGCTTTGGCTTTTGGGTTGACACAAGCGCGTTTGTCGCGACTCTAGCTATTAACGCTGCTGATAGCTTTAGCGGCATGAGTACAGGCGTCGCTCTTGTAGTCAGTCCTGGCGAATCCCTCTATGTTTACACTAACGCCGCAGGCTCTTGGTTTATTGACAAGGGAGTTCTTCCAGGGTTCAACTCGGCCCAGAACCTACAGCTCAACGCGTCGGTTGCCGCGAGCGCCTTGACGATTTCCCTCAAGGACCGCAATGGTAACGATCCGTCTGCGACTTCGCCGATAGTTCTAACCTTCTCCTTATTTGGCAACAACGTTTCCCGTGCTGTCGCCGCGCCGCTTTCCATCACCATTCCTTCCGGCGCAAACCTTGGTACGCTTAATGGACTAGGAAATCGTATTTGGGTTGGTCTTTTTGATAACGCAGGAACGCCAGTCCTTGGCGTTTATAATTCTCTTAATGCCACTAGTGGTGCTGTTTTATCCTGGGACGAAACTGCCGCTCAGACTACTACGGCGATCTCCGCGGGCGCGACCTCGACGCAGACTTGGTATACACAGGGTGGTGCGCTATCCGCCAAGGCCCTGCGAATTCTAGGCTTCATTGAATCAACCCAACCCACGGCAGGGGCCTGGACTGTAACGCCGATCAAGATTCAACTCTTCGGCCCTGGAATTAAGAAGCCCGGTGACACTGTTCAAGAGATCTCCTCCGTCATCGGCCCAAGCGACACGACTAATAGCGCTACCTTTGTTGCTTTAACCAATAGCCGTTTATCAATCACTCCTAGTTCAGCGGCGAATCTTATAAGGGTTGAGTCTATTAGTTCGTTGGCACTGCCTAATCCTGGCGCACCAGGGACGGCAACAGGGACGATTCAGCTATCTCGCGGGACGACGAACAATGCTGGGTTATTCGGCGCTGTGCCACAGTTATCACAATCGACCGCTGGGGCCGGAGCAAGTATTACACTTACCGCGCCGATCTTTGTGTCTGGGTATGACTTACCTAATAGCGCTTCCTCTTTGACCTATGCAGTACAAGCAAAGAGCTTTGCGGGTACCATAACCTACGGAGGTGCGACCCAGATGGCTATCAGGGAGATCTTCATCTAATGCCCCTCAAATCAGGCCCTGGAGCGGTAGGCTCCAACATCGCCGAGCTTAAGCGCTATGGTCGGCCACAGAAGCAAGCGGTGGCGATAGCGCTTAGCAAGGCCCGTAGGCCGAAGATGGGGATTCTTCGGAAGAAGATAGCCGGCGTCCGCCCTGGGAGTGATGGAGGCGTTGGTGGAAGATAACGCCGAAGGCCTTCATCCCGAGCTTGTGTATCTGCGAGACATCGCTCGTGATATACGAACGATCAAGCAGATGTTCACCGAAGTCGTAAAGTACATGAAGGACGCCGAGCAGGAAGTGTCTGAGAAGATGCGGCGGTTCATGATGTACATGCACGACATCCATGACATCAGCTATATGTACACCGAGATGGGCCATGAGCCGCCGCCTTGGATTAAGCGCGAGATGGAACGCTGCGACGATCGCCTTCGTCAGCTCCTCGACGCAGCCCATATGGATGGTGGGACGTTCGAGAAAGTCCGTCGAGAGATGGCCGCTGATCCGCTTAACCGATGGGATCACACTAGGCAACTAACAAAGCCAAAGGAGAATGGAGCATGAGTGAAATCTGTTCTACCTGTCTTGGCAAGGGAGATTTCCCCAAACCTTGTCCTAAATGTGGTAAGGTTAAAAAGCCTTATCCACCAGTGCCAAAGGAGAACGGGGCATGAAGTTTCGAAAGAAGCCGGTCGTGATCGAGGCTTTTCAATGGACCGGCCCGTGGCAATTGGCGGTCGCACCTGACTGGTTGCAGGAGGCCTTTGCCAGGCAAGGCGGCCCAGGTAGTGCCTATAGAGATCTTAGCGGAGACGTAATGATTAATACTCTGGAAGGAACGCATCACGTCAGCAACGGCGACTGGATCATCCAAGGCATCAAGGGCGAACTCTATCCGTGTAAGCCTGACATCTTCGAAGCAACATATGAGGTAGCAGAATGAAACAAGGACGAGCTACTCGTGACGTCGCCGAGGGCCAGCCCAAGGGCCGACCTTACGCGATCAACCCTAACTTCCCCTCGCAGCTTGGGTCAGCGATCGATCCGCTTGCGGTCGAGAAGATGCGAGACGGGCAGGGCCAGATGCCTTTCGGCCCAACCGATGGAATGGCCGCAGGGCCTGGAGCTAACCGAACTGTGAAGCCCCATGGGGGCCAAGGAAGTCACTAATGGTCGAGATTATAGGAGGACCGCCCTCGGCCCCTGGATGGCTTGCCGAACGTCTCGGTAAGGCCTCCCCGTCAGATGGAGATCCGCAGAAGAATCTCCATCTTGAAGACAATGGCCAGACCGTAACCGATCCGGTCAAGACGAAGCATTCGATCTTTCACCATGGAGTACAGAGGAGATTCTGATGGACTGGGAACAGATTCGAGTTCTACTTGACGTTGCTCGTATGGCGAACGATCATCCAAAGCTGCACAATCTTCGCAATGCGGCGCTTGATCAGCTTGAGACAATGAGCACGCCCGAAGCAGAGGAGGAAGAATAATGGCTCGCCGACCGATCATCGAAGAGGCCTACAAGTCGATGCCTAAGGCTCCGTCGGGCCTATCTCGCCCTGGCCAACGAGACGTGCGGAATTACTCTCCCCCGAAGGGCCCGACGAATATCACCGAGGCCAAGGCCCCAGGTCTCCATGGCGATGGCCAGTCTGGAACAGAGTACTGCGGCTTGCAGAACGAGACTGATTACAATCCGTAAAGCTCGGGCTCGGCCGGTCTTGGTGGAGATTCTGTTCGCTGCTGTGGATCACAGGGGAGGCATTGATGGGTGAGTTAGCTCAATGGCAATCGCACAAGATTGTTCGGGCAGGCAAAGTGCTACCGCAGCAAATCGAAGATACCGGGCATTGCACCAGCATCCTAACGGTAGAGGACGCCAACGGTGCACCGTGTAAGGTGGAAGTATCGAGCGACTTTTTCGCGCGCGGCATGCCGACTTCTGACTATTACGTCGTGATCTACGACGATGGCTACAAGTCCTGGTCACCAGCGAGGGCCTTCGAAGAAGGATACCTTCGGCTGTGACCTCCCCCGTCGATATCGCCAATCGCGCCCTGGCTGCTATCGGCACGCGCTCGACGGTGGCCTCACTCAATCCCCCGGACTCGAATGAGGCCATCCAAGCGAATATCTACATCGACACCTGTCGCCGCCAAGTCCTCCGCATGGCGCCCTGGAACTCGGCGAAGAACTACAACGTGATGACGTTGATCTGCGCCGCCCCAGGGACGCCAGAGAACCCTACCGCGGGGACTACCGCTTGGCAAAAGGGTCAACCTCCACCCCCGTGGGTCTATGAATACGCATATCCGTCGGATTGCCTCCGTCCTCTATTCGTGGTTCCTCAGTTCACTACCGGTTTCACTGCCGGTGTTCCTATCACTACTGCTATTACTGGTGGCGCTCCTAATTTCTGGTCTGGACCCCCAGTGAAGTTCGCTGTAGGGGTCGATCAGGTCGTCAACGGCGTCCCAGCTGTAGGAGGCCCTGATGTCAAGGTCATCTGGACTAACCAGGAATTCGCGGTTCTCGCTTACATCAAGGATCTCTCTAATCCGGACGTTATGGACGATCAGTTGCAGGAAGCGTGGGCTATGCACCTCGCTGCGAGGCTTACGATCGCGCTTACGGGCGACAAGGCGCTTGCTAATCTCCGGATCAAGGACGCGAACGATATTATCCAGATCGCTCGGACCTCGGACGGGAACGAGGGATTGACGATTAACGATATCACGCCGGATTGGATAAGGACTAGAGGTATCGACTTCGCATGGGATTGGGCTTGGACGCCGGAGTGGGGGGCGTTGGACTTTGGGGGGCTTTTGCCTAGCTACTGATGTCTGAAAATGTAATTCAAACGTCGTTCGCGGCTGGAGAGCTTGCTCCTAGTATTTTTGCGCGTACTGATCTAGCTACGTACCATCAGGGTTTGGCGAACTGCCGTAACTTCTTCGTCGACTACCGCTCTGGCGTCAGCACCCGCCAAGGATCGGCCTACGTCCTCCAATGCCGATCCCTTGGCTCCCGCCTTGTCGGCTTCTCCGTCACGACTTCGGTCACCTACATGGTGGAGTTCGGCGACCACTATTGTCGATTCTACTCTAACGGCGCCCCGGTCCTCGAATCTCCCTTCGGGATCTCCTCGATCTCCAACGCCTCTCCTTCTGTCGCTAACATCCCAGGCCATAACTTCGTCGTCGGAGACTGGATCTTCCTAACTAATACCGTCGGCATGCCCCAGATGAACGACCGCTTTGCTCTTGTCGCGGGCGTAGTGGGCAATCTTATCACACTCAACGACGTCAACGGAAATCCAATCAACGCAACTGCCTTCGGTGTTTACTCCTCGGGTGGAACCGCTTCTCGTGTTTACACGATCTCCTCGCCTTATGCGGCCTCAGATTTATTCCCTAACTCTATCTCAGGAAATCCGGGGATCAAGTTCGCGCAGAGCGTGAGCGTTCTCTACATCACCCATCCTTCCTATCCGCCGACGACCCTTAGCTTTGCGGCGCCAACGAATTGGTTCTTCACCACTCTCGTATTCGGCACGCTCCTCCCTGCCCCTACCGGCCTCTCCTTGGTGGTAACCATCCCTGTCCCTGGCTCTGGGACGACGATCTCTACCACCTACCAATACGCCGTGACTGGTGTCGATGTCTTCGGAGAAGAAAGCCTCCCAGGCCTGACCTCGCAGGTGACCGTCTCCCCTGCTACAGGAAGTGGTAACATCGCCTCTGTCGCCGGGACAGCCACGATCTCTTGGGCTGCCGTTCCTGGAGCTACTTCCTATAACATCTTCAAGGCCGAGATCTCCTACACCGGCACGATCCCATCTGGCGCAGCCTTTGGCTTCGTCGGCAATTGCACGGGGACGAGCTTCATAGACTCTAACATTTCCCCTGACTTCACGACCGCCCCGCCAATCACGAACAACATGCCCTTCGCCTCGGCGAATAATCCAGGCGCAGTTAGCTTCTTCCAGCAGAGGGCCTACTATGGCGGATCGTCCGCCTTCCCTGCGTCCTTCTGGGCCTCTCAACCTGGGGCGTTCCAGAACTTCAACGAGTCCCAACCGGTCCAAGCCTCCGACACTATCACAGGCACGATCGTTTCCAACCAGTTGAATCAAATCCGCCATATGCTTCCTATGCCTGGAGGCCTCATCTTCCTGACCGGGCGAAGCGCCTATACCCTCACTACTGGCCAAGGTGCTAACTCAACCTTGGCGGTGACGCCAGGTAACGCCACCCTAATGCCACAGGCCTACAACGGAGCGTCAGATGTCACCCCGGTTGTCATTAACGAGGATATCCTATTCGTCCAGGCAAAGGGCTCGATCGTACGGGATCTCTCCTATAATATCTACGTCGCCATCTACACCGGAACCGACATCTCCGTTCGCTCCAACCACCTCTTCTTCCAGCACCAAATCGTCCAATGGGCCTACGCAGAGGAGCCTTTCAAGCTCGTCTGGACCATCCGTGACGACGGTATTCTCCTCTCGTTGACCTTCATGAAGGAGCAACAAATCTCTGGCTGGGCGCGACACGATACCCAAGGCCTGTACAAGTCCGTCGCGACGATCCAAGAAGGGCAAGTCGACGCACCGTACTTCATCGTCCAACGGACTCTTCCAAATGGAACGATAGTCCAATGGATCGAACGGATGGCAGAAAGGAACCTTACCTATGGCGCAGAAGACGCTTGGGCAGTTGATTCAGGAATTAGAAGTAGCCTCCCTACTCCGAGTGCAACTATCCAGATATCTGGAGCTAGCGGAGCCGTCGGAATTACCGCAAGCGCAGCGGTCTTCTCTTCTTCGAGCGTTGGCCAAGTCCTGCGAGCTGGAGGAGGAATTATCACGATTACAGGATTCGTATCACCTACAGCAATCAATGGAACAGTTACGCAACCCATAACTCAGCTCATCCAGGACTTCTCCACTGGTATTGGAATCCCCCCGCCCTACGCCGCAGGCTCTTGGTCTATCGCCACCCCAGCGACGAAGTTCTACGGCCTTGACTACCTTGCCGGCCAAACGGTCTCGATCAACGCCGACGGAGGGGTGGTCACTCCGCAGGTCGTCGCCTCTGATGGATCGATCACCCTTGCTTCGCCCGCAACGAAGGTCACCGCAGGTCTCGGCTTCCAATGCCAAGGCCAGACGATGCCGCTTGATGTGGGCGAGCCGACGATCCAGGGGAAGCGGAAGAAGATCGCGGCGTTAAACCTGATAGTTGCTAACACGCGAGGGATAAAGTCTGGGCGGACCTTGCAAACACTAGTGCCATTCAAGAACATGAATATCACCGTCCCGATTGGGTCTCCAATTCCGTTGATCACCGGCGACGATCGCATCGTTATGGACCCACTCTGGGACGTTGCTGGCCAGCTTTGGTTCCAGGTCGACGATCCACTTCCGGCGACGGTGCTTGGGGTTATCCCTGAGGTAGTGGTCGGTGACACGAAATGATAGTCACCATCGAACGCGTCACCACCTTCAACCTCCGCAACCTCCTTGGACATGATTGCTCCGAGGAACTCTTTGCGGTGCATCTC